TGTGTGGAATGCATGCAGATGGTGCTCTAACAACTGGTTTCAAATCAATGGTTGTTGCACAGTTCACTGGTCTGTCTCTACAAAAAGATGACCGTGCATTTGTACGCTATAATACTTCTACTGGTGCCTATGATGAGGGTGGACAAGGTTCCCACCTAGATGGTGCATGTAGATATAAGAAGGGATGGAGACACGTTCACGTTAAAGCATCCAACGACGCATTCATTCAGGTCGTTTCGGTGTTCGCGGTGGGATATGGTGATCACTTCTTTGCTGATAGTGGTGCTGACATGTCCATCACTAACTCCAACTCTAACTTTGGTAACACTGCCTTAAGATGCAAAGGATTCAAGGCTGCAGCATTTACCAAAGACAAGTTTGGTACATTAACTCATATTATTCCACCTAAAGCAATTTCTGATATTTCCGAAGTTTCTTTTAACTGGGTAAATATTGATATTCAAAGAACTAGGGTTGTTTCCAATCCAAATAGACTCTATCTATTCGGGTATACAAATGTTGATGCACCTCCAACAACTAAAACTCAAGGTTATACCATTGGTTCTAGACAGGATGGAACTGCAAATACTACTGGAGATAAACTATATTGCCTACTAGCTGCTACTAATGGTGCAGAACCAACAGTTCAAGAGGCATTTATTAGTCCATATGGTCCTAGTGTAACAGGAGCAACTCCAAATACAACAGAAAGTCCCTTAAAGTTTGACTCCAATACTTATACTATTAGTGGTCAAACTGGTCAAGTTGGTGGATGGTATATACAAACACAAACAACTGGCGGTGGAATCACTAATACAATTTTCTCAACATTAACTACGAATACTCAATACTCTGCTAGAGCATTTACTCCAACAACATTTATTAAACGTGTTCCTGATGCTCGTGTTTTAAAAGATAGAATTTATAGATATCGTTATGTTGTAGATAAGGATTCTTTCCCAATTCCAAGAGAACCTATCACTGGTTATGTAATTCAACCAAGATCTAGTGAATCTAGCTCTCCTGCTTATCAAAAAGCATACTACATTTATGAAATTGATAAGATACAAGACTTTGAAACTGGAGTATCTGATGGTATTTACTATCTAACCCTATTGTGTGCTTCCATTACTCCCACTACATCAAACTTTAATGATTTTAGATTCTCTCAAAATGTAAATGAAGTATATCCTGCATTTGATAGAGATAATCCAAAGGCAGATCCAACTGCATCTGTGTCTGTTGCAGATAACGTAACAATTGGACTTGTATATGGAACCGATGGTTTGGGTAATCTTAATACTCAAAGAAGTATCACCAAAGAAGCAACACAATTCTTCCTCGCGGAATCTCAAAATAACTTATCCTGGAACTCTTCTGCTGGAACTTTAGGATCTTATACTCTTACTGCTAGACTTGGAGATGAAGAAACTCGTAAAATTCCTCTGAAAGTTGATATTGATAATAATATGGTTCCAATTCAAGTTGAATTGAGAAGACACTCCATTCAAAGATCTGGTAACCACACGTTTGAATATACTGGTTTCGGTCCTGGTAACTATTCTACTGCATTCCCACAAACTCAGGTTGAAGTTTTAAGTTCAGATCAGATTAAATTATCACAGTCATTAAGAGAACTTGCTGGTGTTTCCTTCTACTCTGGATTAAACTCTAATGGTGATCTATTCATTGGTAATCAGGTTATTAACCCAGTTACAGGTCAAATTACTCAGGATGATATTGCACAATTAAATGTTCTTGGTGAAGAGAATACAACTATTCAAACTTTCTCTGAAATTGTTCTTACTGATAAATTAACTGTTCTTGGTGGCGCATCTAACCAGTTAGAATCTTTATTTGCGGGCCCAGTTACATTCTCGGGTAAAGTAACATCGGATAAGGAAATTCAAGTTAAGCAATTAACTTATACTAATCCAGATGGTACAATTCTTAAGTCTACTTTAATGGCTCCAGATAACGGATCTGGATCTCCTAATCTATCTGCCATTACCACTTATACCACCCCTTCTGATGGCGATATTGTATACAATACTTCTTGGACACCAGGTAAAAATTTGGGATGGATGTATTATTCTGGAACTTGGTATAAGTTTGGTCTGACTAATACTGGATTTATTGATATTGGTACTTTTGGTTCCAATACCAATATGGCATTAGGAGGAACTGCAAATAGTACTTATCGTCTAGATGTTACTGGTAATACACATATTACTGGTAATCTTGTTGTTGATGGCGTTGGTGGTGTGGGACCAAATAAGTATATTCTTAGAACTTATACTGGTGATGGTACAACTCAAACATTTGCAATCACATCTGGTCATACTTCAAAGAGTATATTAATATTTTTAAATGGTGTATGTCAAATTCCCGATACAAACTATACTGTTTCTGGAACTAGTGTTATATTTGGTGCTGGAGATGCTCCTGCTACTGGAACTACAATTCAAATCAGAGAATTGCCAATCTAATAAATATTTAAGAGAGTAGAGGTTTAAAAAATGGCATTAACTCAGATTAATGGAAACCAAATTAGTACTAGCACCTCAGCTATTATTGATACTTTAGCATTTTTGGATAGTGAAAGTATTTTTAGACTTCCTACTGGTACTACAGCCCAAAGACCTACTGGGGTATCATATGGTACTATGCGATTTAATCTTGATGAAGATGCTGCAGAAATATATGTTACTAATGCTGACGGTCAAGGTACAGACGGGTGGACTTTAGTTGGATCTGGTGGTCCTTCTAAAGGTAGATTCTCTCAGATTAGAACAAGTGCTAATTATATTGATGAAGTTCTTACTATTGGCCCGTCACAAGGAGATAAATTTACTAACGGTCTTAGTATAGGACCCATTACCATTAGTAATGGTGCTTCTGTTACAGTAGCCGAAGGTGGCGTTTGGTATATCTATCCTGTCCCCGACGAACTAATATAGTATATTTTTTTGTATAAATAAAACGTAGGAGGAATCCATAAATATGTCATCTTTAACCGTTGGAACTATTAGTGCTACTAATGTGGGCACGACAAATTTACCAGTATCTCAAGTAAACGTTACTACAATTAGGTTTGCTGGTGGAAGCACAATGACGGCTGCCCCAACAACCCCTTCACTCTCTCAGTTGGGTGGCGTTTCGATTAGTTCTCCATCAAATACTCAAATATTACAGTATAATGGTAGCAACTGGGTTAATGCAACTTTAAGTATATCGGCATTGAACCCATCTTTGTTAAGTACATATCAGGGTACTAATTGTCATGGTGGGCAAAATAATTATCAAAATTTACACAACATAAATTTACCTAGTGGAGTTATTGCTGTAAGTGTAATGTCTAGACATTACACTGCTCCTAGTGGTGACCCCGATCCTGGAGAAATTAGAATTAACGTTCCTGGAATAACTAATGATGGATGGCCATGGAAAGCATACGTTCTAGAACAAGATAGTACTTATGAAAATAGGGAAGAAACTGCTGTAATATGGACAGTATTTAAACTGACTAGTGGTACTAGTTTAACCCTAGAAGCCAGAACACCAGACCCAGATCCAGGTGGAGTTTGCTTAAGAACATATTTCTCTGCATGGAAGTTAGGAGATTAATTCAATGAAAATAAATACTACTTACGATTCAACTGTAATTGTAACAGCATTACGATCTTTAGGATATAATAACTTTGGAGTTGATGAAACCAAAACTATAGTTTGGTATAATGAACCCGAAGTTATGCCAACAGAGGAAGAAATTATTTCTCAATGTACATTATCAGATAGATCTTTAGTTTATACTAAAATTAGAGATCTACGAAATTATAAATTATCTAAGTGCGATTGGACTGTGATGCCAGATTCTCCCCTTTCAGCAGAAAAAATTGAAGAGTGGAAGGTTTATCGTCAGGCATTACGAGATATTACAACAAATTCTTACAATCTTTTTTCTGAAGTTATTTGGCCATCTGAACCTTCATAATTGAATATGGAAAATTTTATGATGATTACGCACATCAATTCTAATGTGTGTAATCAAATTGTTGAATGGTTTAAATTTAGAGATATATTATCTTCCCCTGGTGTCGTTGGGCATCAGGGAAATATTAATGGAATTGTAGATAAATCTAAAAAAGACTCGCGTGATATATCAATTGATCCGAAAGTTGATATGACGTGTGAAGAAAATTCTTGTTTAGTTTCTTATTTGAAAGAATTAAATAAGTCTAAAGAAAAATACGAAGAAAAATTTATTTTTGCATCCAAACATAGACCTTGGGGGTTGACAGAACCGTTTAATGTGCAGTATTATAGACCTAATGGTGGATTTAAAGTTTGGCATAGTGAAAGGTCTGAAATGAGACCATATAGAGTTTTTGCTTGGATGACTTATTTAAATACAGTTGACGATGCTGGAGAAACAGAATTTTTTTATCAACGTGTTAAAATAAAACCAGAAATAGGAAAAACACTTATTTGGCCAGCAGACTGGACATATACTCATAGAGGAATACCTTCACCAACTCAAGATAAATACATTATTACTGGATGGTTTGATTATTTACATGAAAATGAAAAAATTAGATGATTTTATTTTAAAAGTTAATTGTATTCCAGAAGATTTTTGTAGAGACTCGGTGGAAAAATTTGATTTGTTTCCATGGAGACGAGGATCTTGGTTTTCTTATAATTTAGAAGAAACATCTGAGGAAGATTTTCTAGTTGACACTAGTACAAGAGAGGGTAGTAAGTATGATTCTACCTTTGGTAATACAGAATTTCAAGAAAATTTAAAACCTTTTCTATCTAATGCAATTGAACAGTATTCAAAACAAATAGAAGGATTTACTGATTCTGTTCAAATGTGTTCTTTTGGTAAAATTAATAGATATAGGATTGGTCAGGAAATTGAAGAACATCGAGATCATATTCATGCTCTATTTGATGGAGTTTTGAAAGGAGTGCCAATTTTATCTTTGGTTGGAGTACTAAATGATGATTTTAGTGGTGGAGAATTTATTTTTTGGGATGACTATAAAATTGAATTGAACTGTGGTGATGTAGTAATGTTTCCGAGTAACTTCATGTATCCGCATAAAGTTACTCCTGTTCTGACTGGAACAAGATATTCTGTTGTTTCTTGGGCATGGTAATGACTTTAAAACTATTAACCGATCCTATTATTAAAATTCAAGATGTAATAGAATTGTCCTTTTGTGAATGGGTGCAGAATTCAGTAAAGGATGGGAGTATTACTTTCAATAAATCTCAATATTATGACTATAGGGTAGATGAAAATACTAATGAAGTCGTTGGACACTATCATGACTCTAAACATTGGGAGACAACAGCTAATATACAATTTCAAAATTATATGAAAGGTGTTGTAAATGAATGCACTAGATTGTATATTAAAAAAATACCAGAATTTAAAAATTCTGTAGATATGTATACTGCAGTTAAATTATTAAAATATGATGTTGGTGATAGTTTTCCCAAACATAAAGATCATGTACATTCTATATTTGATGGTACTTTAAAGGGAATACCTGTAATTACTGTTATTGGAATGTTTAATCAGATTGGTAAAGATTATGATGGAGGAAAATTCATTTTCTATGATGATAAAGAAGTTGATGTAAATATTGGAGAAATACTAATGTTTCCCAGTAATTTTTTGTATCCACATCAGGTAACCACCGTAGAACGGGGAACAAGATTATCTTTTGTTTCTTGGGGTTTTTAGAAAATTTTTAAAGGGGGGTTGACAGACCCCCCTTTCTCGTGTACTATATAGAAGTAGTTCGCAAGCAAAACCGAAAACTTATGGGTCGCACCTATCGTCGAGATGACCACCATTCCTGGGGTAAATACAACAAAGATCGCCGCCAAAAAGGAAATTCCGAACGTTATTCTCGAACCGAAGAGTTCAATGAATTTGGTTCTCGCAAAAAAGGTAAAAAGAAGTTTGATCTTACT